TGCTACAAACACATCTGGATTTGAAACAACAAATAATCCAACTGCAACTCGAGTTACTCTAATATCACCAACAACACGACACTTAATTCATTTTGGAACAGAAGTAACAATAGGCACACCAACAACACAAGATGATATGTTTATAAGATTTTCTGTTGATGAAGATATAAATGAATATACACCTAAAGCTACAAACACAGCAGGTACACAAAGATTACAAGATGGCACAAAAATTATGGGTGCACTAAAAGCAAAAGAAAATATTTTAGTATGGACTGATAATGCATTATACGCAATGAAGTTTGTAGGTGCGCCGTTTACATTTGGTTTTGAAGAGGTGGGCACAAACTGTGGACTCATTGGTAAAAACGCAGCTATTGAAATAGATGGAGTTGCGTATTGGATGTCACCAAATGGATTTTTTTCTTTTGATGGTACAGTTAATACACTACCATGTTCTGTAGAAGATTATGTTTATGATGATGTTGATACAACAAAAGGGCAACAAATTTGTGCAGGTATAAACAATTTATTTACAGAAGTTATTTGGTGGTACCCGACTGCTAATTCTACATTTAATGATAGATATGTGGTTTATAATTATGGAGAAGATAATGCTAATTTACGTATGGGTAATTGGTATACAGGTACAAATACAAATTCTATAAGAACTACTTGGATAGACTCACTTGTATATCCTAAACCATATGCAACTGCATACAACAGTTCTAATTCAGGAACTTTTCCAGAAGTAATTGGTGAAAGCGGTTTGGGACAGACTGTATTTTTTGAACATGAAATAGGAACTGATCAAATTAATCCTGATGGTAGTACAACAGCTCTAACATCTTTTGTTGAGTCTTTTAGTTTTTCTCTACAAAAAGATCAAAGTGAAATATTTTTAGCAATGCGTAGATTTTTACCAAACTTTAAAGTGTTAACAGGTAATAACCAAATAACCATATCTGTAAAAGATTTTCCAGCTGATGATAGCACAGCTACAAATTTAAGTCCTTTTACAATTACATCTAGCACAACTAAAGTTGATACTAGAGCAAGAGGACGTTATGCAAATATTAAAATAGAAAACACGGGATCTGGAGAATCGTGGAGATTTGGTACGTTTCAAGTGGACCTACAACCAGACGGAAGGAGAGGATAATGGCAAAGATAGTAGTTAG